GGATGATAGTAGTATGCTCCGCCACCATGTCGCCAACGTTCGGCATGCACAGTTCCGGCAATTAGTAATAACACACATGCAAATAGTAACTTTTTCACACTACCTCCAATGGTATACTAATACTTATACCAATTTAATACCGCTTGTTGATTCTAAAAACTGTTTTGCAAATTCTGCATCAGTTGGCTCTGCTACTGTTACTGTAGTTTTGAGCAACTTAACATCTTTGTCTGGGCTAACTGTAAACAAATATGGCATTAGTCCTGGGCCTTTTTGTCCCATACCGATTACCATTGGCTTTGATAACTTGTAGTAAGTTGGAGCTTCTTCTACCATTTTAGCTACAATCTCTTCACCACTTGTAAGTTTAAGAGTAACTACTTCTCCTGCTGATACACCTTTATCTATTAACATACTATCCCTTTTCAAAGTATTTTTTTAATTCTGTAAAACCGCCTATGTAATTATCGTCTAAAAATATCTGTGGTAAAGTTCTGGCTGTAGGCACAGCTTCTAATAGCTGTTCTTTGGTCCAATCTTTTTGAACATTACGTTCTTCATATTCAATACCTTTCATTTCTAACAATGCCTTTGCTTGTACGCAAAACGGGCAGGCATTCTTGCTCCATACTGTTGCTTTCATTCTATAATTTCCAATTTAAGTGCGCAGGTGATTCTTAATAAATCACTACTTTCTGGACAATCCCCATAGTGTAACCAAGCACTTGGAAACACTAGAACACGTCCTGGTACAAATTTAACTTCTTCTCTGATGCCGCCAGGTTTCTCCAATATAGTCGATCCTCTAGGATCATCCCATGTTGAATTTACATAGTATATCAGTGTTAAAAATCTGTCAGCGAATGGTACTCCGTCAGTAGTTACTCTGCCGTGTGTATGTACATCACGATGGAACCCACCAGGTTGACCACTTGTTTGCCCATTAAGATCGGCAGTTTGTGTAACAAAGTTTAATCCGCTTACTGTTTTAAATTTTGCTTCTAGATAGTCTACAAAAAAATTACGAGGGCCTGGATTTAAGTATAATATTTGTCCCCAAAAACGAGCATCGCCGGGGGAAGCCGAACGACCGTAAAACCAATTTTTAGATTCTATAGTAAAGTTGTAAAACAAGTTTACCATTTCTTGGTCAATTAGATTGTCATAAATCTGGAATTCTTTCATGCGTTCATTATACTATCGGCAGTTCATCGTAGTCAACCGCATCGGACATAACACCGATAACATAGTTTGTTGACTCGTTTTCCTGTAGTGCTGTCTGTTTGTTTGATGTGTTTACATGCTTGTTGAACCACGGAATTGGTGTAGTTTTTGGAGCAGGATTTTGATACTTAATACCAATATCTTTAAGAGCATTCACTGCTGTATAATCTACAAAGTCTTTTAGAATATTAGCGTTAAGACCAATTACAGGTCCTTTAATAAACAAGTAATCAGCCCACTCTTTTTCTTCGCGGATAACATCCATATATAAATTATATACCTCTTGTTCGCACTCTAGTTTGGCTTCGACAAAACGTGGATCTTCTTTGATAACTTGATTGATCAAGTAGGCTGTCCAACCTTTGTGTAGCAATTCATCCTGTAGGATCAAGCTGATAATGTTACCATTGCCAATAAAAATCTTGTTCTCTACCATAGCCAAACTTGTTGCAAAACTGACCATAAAGCGGAAGGCTTCAAGAGCATAGCTAGCGTGTAAGGCTAACCAAATTGCTTTAATGTGCGCTGTTTCTAATACTGTTTCTTTTGTTGGGTCAGCGATTTCTTTAAAACAATTTAATCTGTGCAAGTCATCATAGTACTTGCCAACACTAGATGCCATACTGACAATCTCTTCTGTATCATGGATAGTGTTGAATACATCCTTAGGAACATTGTAGATGTTACGAATAATGTGACTGTAACTTTTACTGTGGATGTTGGTTTCGTAGAATGTCCAATTATAAACTAGAGCTTCTAATTCTGGTAAACTAACAACCGGAGTAAAGATCTGACTAGGTCCACGACCTTGCAGACTATCTAAAGCAGTCTGACGAAGTAGATTACTAGTAAAGATATGTCGAATGGCATCTGAGGCATCTTTAAAGTCATTAGCATCTTTACTAAGACTAATCTCTTCAGGCTGCCAGAAGAAGCCTCGGGCTGTCGCTTCGAAGTCTGCAATTTTAGGATAACGTACTTCTTCAAAACGTTGAATAGTTACTGGCCCTTCTGGATCTAAAAACATCTTACGTTTAAGATAGTCTGTTTTTGTCTTTAGGTTGTATTGTTCTTTTGACATTTATTTTGTTCCTGGGTAAAAAGTTGGACTGTAGTAGTCAATTTTAATTCTGTTATCTTGATAAGTGCGAGATATTTCTTTTCCGTTTTCCATAATAACAGTCATATCATCATACACACAAGTTACTTTGTAATTTATTTCAACTGTATCAGATAAATTCATATTGCTTCCTTTAGTTCTTTCCATTCTAAATCTTCTGTAGGAATCCAACCGTTCCTAAAATACTTTACTAAATTCATAAACGGCCCTATTTTTGTATAATAATCAGAATCCGTATAATTTCCATTTTCAGTTAGTGTTAATAAACGGCAGTACGATGGCATATTATTTTCTAACCAAACTTTATAAATCTTATCTGCATTACTCCAAATACTTTTTGTATAATCGGTAGCTCTCGGATGATTCCAAGGTTTAATACCGGCGCAAGGATTTTTATCACCGATCATTTTGTTTGATAATATTTCTCGACCTTCTTCTGTTAACCATTCTTCAGAAGGAGGACGACCTTTACCATAATAATGATGTCTTGTGCCGCTACGAGGATTTAATTTTTGTGGGTTATTAGGACCTTTCATATATTCACTAAATCTTTTCTTTAACCATCCGTATGTTTTATTATTTCGTTTAGGTCCAACAGTATGACTTGCTGACATAAACATTGCCGCTCTAACCAATCCTATATGTCCTGGATTTATTTTAACCAACAACTGATGACAAACATAATGTTCTTCTGGCGTAAGATAAACTAAGTTATTTTTATCATCATCACCACCTAGGCATCTTGGAACAATATGGTGTTCTTCAACATATTCTAATAACTGTCGTTCTTTGCCGCGTTCAATAATAGTATTGTATATTCTTTGATAATTCATACTATTATTTATTACAGTTTACAGGACTGCTACAGTTTACAGGCCAAACAATCCTCCTCTGATTCATCAAAATCGATTTGTTCAAGTGGCATGTCTGGGGGTATTTCTGCATTCATTTTGCTACCTTGTTTATCGACAAGTGAGTAGTACATTGTCTTTAATCCCCATAACTGCGCCTGCATTAGATTCTTAGCAATTAACGTAGATGGTACTTTGCGATCTGAAAAATGCTTTGGCGAATAGAATGTATTAGTACTAATTGATTGATCCACGTAGGCCGCAAGTACAGCCGCTGTTTTTAAATAACCATCACAGTCTTTCTGTTCCCACATGAGTTGATATTTGTTTTTAAGTTTAGCATATTCAGGAACAACTTGAATAAATGATCCTGCTTTTGATTCTTTTACAGTAATCAAACTCATTGGCATTTCAATACCATTAGTGCTGTTTATAACAACACTACTGCTTTCGACCGGAGCAATAGCCATTAGAGTGGCATTACGAACTCCATACTGTTTTATATTAGTACGCAGTGTTTCCCAATCAAGTTCTGGAGCAAAATCAGCTAGAGCATTAACACCGTCGGCACGTAGTTCCCAAGGAAAGACGCCTTGGCCATAACGTGTTCGATCACTATGTGTGCAAGCACCGCGTTCTTTGGCTAATTCTACTGTAGCTTCTGTTAGGTAGAAGGCTTGATGCTCCATCCAAGATTTAACATCCTGTAGTGCATCTTTCTCGCCATACTTTAATCCACGTTTGGCATGCCAGTAGGCTAGGTTAGTAACACCAATACCTAACGGGCTGATTTCATCATTAGATAGCTTGCTCTGGATTGATAGGAAGTCTTGGTAATCTAATATATTGCATAGGCTACGCTGTAGTATACGGCAAGCACGACGCATATCTTCTGGATTACGGAAGGCTCCCCAGTTGATTGATCCTAGTGTACACAATGCTATGCGGCCCTCAGCGTCATCTAGACGTTTGAAAGATTTTGTAGGCAATAGGATTTCACAGCACAAGTTACTTTGATAGATGGGATGGAACTCAGGATCAAACGGACCCTGGTTCTGCACGTTATCAATAAACACCAAGTAGATACGTCCTGTATCAGTACGTTCTTTTAATATGCCACTCTTAAATACTTCTTCGGCACTCATTGTCTTTTTACGTAGGCCTGTATTTTTTTCATATTCGACATAGAGCTTTTCAAATAATTTTGTATTTGTATAAAATGCTTCGTACAAGTCAGGAACTTCGTTAGGATCAAAGAAAGTTATATTTTCTTTATTTTTAAAGCGTCTCCAAAAGAACGCAGACAGGACAACACCGTAGTCCATATGGCGGACACGAGTCTCTTCCGTTCCTTGATTATTTTTAAGCACAATAAGATCATCAAACTGATGATGCCAGATAGGGTAAAAAACTGTAGCACTAGCATTACGAATGCCTCCTTGTGAACAACTTCTTAAATCTCCAAACCACTTCTTCAAGAATGGGATCATACCAGTATGCATGATTTCGCCACCACGGATGGGACTACCTAACGGACGCAAGCGACCGATCTCTAAACCAATGCCAGCACGTTTGCTGGCATATTTTGCCATCATCTCTCCACTAGCAAATATGCTATCCAAATCGTCGTCACTGCGGATAAGCACACAACTAGAAAACTGTTTAGTCGGAGTGCCAAGCCCAGCCAGGACAGGTGTAGCAAGAGTAAACAAGCCATCGGATGCTGCCGCATAGTATTCTTTAATGTAACGCATCCTTGCACTATTCGGTTCTTCTCTATGGAAGACTGTAGCCGCTGCCACAATATATCTAATCTGTGGAGTTTCATATGTTTCTTTTGTAGCACGATTTTTAACAAGATACTTTTCAATAAGTTGTTCAATTGCAGCATATGAGTATCCCTCATCCTTTTCATGATCTAACATGTCATTCATTTTATTCCAGTCATCTTCCGTGTACCATTCAAGAAGCTCCGGAGTGTAGAGTCCTACTTCGACATTTTTCTTTACAATCGAGTACAGATGAGGAACCTGATATGACCCATATACATCTTTACGCAACATGCTTAGTCGTTGCTTACCTGCTACATACTGATAATTGGTATGTCCAACATCTGGATTTTGTTCTACGTCAATAAGATCAACAATGGCTCGAAGTGTGATGCCATCAATCTCTTCGGTAGTGATACCGTCATAAAAGTGTGGCTGACTTTTAATCTCGATCATTGATTGACTAACGTCAGCAATCCCTTTACACACTTTGGCAATTTGAGCTTGCCATTTTTCTATCGTTAACGGCTCTTTGGTGCCGTCTCTTTTAATTACTGTTATCTTTGTCATTCTTTACTTTATGAGGGTTATATCTTATATTTTATGTGTTCGAGGAAGTATTTAGTGATCAATTGAGTGTCTATAAAACTTATTGGTAGTCAATGAGTTAGACCCTATGCGGCAACATTTTTGTGTAAAAATTAATGGAGAAAACTCTTATCATGACAGTACATCAAATTATAATAGCATATTTTGATTATGTCAAACAAGTTGGCTTAGAATGTTGCCGTATATGAATAACTCATTGTGCCGCTGTCACCTGATAATGGGTTAGCATAGTTGACAGCTATAGTTGTTGGCACTTGTCCAAGTGCACCGGTATAGACATTACCTGTCGCATCAAGGAAGCGAACTTGGAAATCTAATGCTAGTGCATTTGTGTAAGTAGGGTCAGTACCTGCTATAGTAGATTCATCGCTTAGTTGCGCGATTCCATCTGTAACGTCAGCACTAATTAACAGCTTGCCCTGTTTGGTGAAATAGTTAGTTGTGCTTCTATAAATGTAGTCAATTTGATATACCACTGCACCGGTTGGGTCGCCTAATGCATCAGTATTAACTGGTAAACGGAAAGCTAAGATGTACGGAGTTGACTGTCCTATCGAAATTTTTCTTATGCCATAGCTTCTATAAAATCCGGTACCAGCAACTTCGGGATAGTATGGTACAGCAGACAACGATGTTGGAACTGCTAGATCGTTGGGTCTGTCGCTTTGATTTTGATTAGCAGCATTGCCTGTATTACCAAAATAAATCTGTGGATATTGTGCTGTTGCATTGCCACCACCGTTGTCACCTACGTTAACGAGTCGGCAGTTTTCTACAGTGTTGCCCGATCCTAGACCAGTTAATACTGCTTGTTGTTTGATATTTTCAAAACGAGCATTCATAACATAGGTCATAGTTGGACCGTACTGTTGTCCCGGAGTTGAACCATTGCTAGTTGTACCTAACACGAAACCTTGTCGTAAATTAGTAAAATAACTATTTCTAAATATATTGTTTACAATATCGGTTTGACTCACTACACCATAGCTGAATCCTGTTACAGACACATCGTCAAATTGATTAGACTTGCAAGTTACTAGGCTGCTAAGAGCATTAAGTGTTATACCAATTGATCCGGCATTATACACACCTCCCCAATTGCCAACGACTTTTACGTGTTCAAATAAACTTTCTTTTACACAGTCTAACTGTAGACCAACTTGTCCACTATTAATTGTTTGGATAGTTAAGTTACGAACTGTTATCTTTCTAGGCTCTTGTCCTGCAACTGTAGAAGATAGCACACTTGGGTATCCGATCTTCGATGTATCGTTAACAAATTGAACAACTGGTTCAGTTGAAGTAATTGTAGCAGTTACTGATCCTGTTACCGGCGCAGTATTATTCACTGAAAGGGTAACGGTTGATCCTGTAAGATTAGTTATAGTAGCACCAATACCAATGCCTGTTCCTGTAACAGTTTCACCTGCGTAAAGACTAATAGCACTAGCTACACTAATAGCATTAGCACCAAAGACAGCATTACCGCTTGGCGTACCAGAAAGTGCATTATTTAAAATTAAAGTAGTACCGTTGATACTGCTAACCGTTGAGCCGGCTGTAACACCTGTACCTGACACTGTCATACCATTTACAATATTTGTATTAGAACTAACAGTAATTGCTGTGCCGGTTGATCCGCCAAAGTTCAATGTAGCACCATTTGCGATACCGCCAGCTAGACCAGACATTGTTCCGCTTGCTGTTGTTAATACAAATGGTTGCCCACCAAAACTAGCAGTGACTACAATATGTGTTGGATCTGGAATGCTATAAACATAATAGGTGTTTCCTGATTGTATATTTCCAAATGTTGTTCCAGTAAATACGATCGGCATACCTATGGCTAATCCTGTTATCGTTGATACTGTGATAACATTTGAACTAGCTGTAGTTGCTGAAGCAGTAAGTGTGTAGCTTGGCACTAGTTGATTAATTACAATAGTGTTGTTTGCACCGATGCTAGTAATAACTGTGTTAGGTAATAAATTATTATTGACTACGTTTAGTCCTAGATACAACCCTGTAGTTGAGCTAACATTTAAAACTGAATCGCCGATATTAGCAGCAACACTAGTAGTTGTTGATGTTGTGTAAGCACTGATAGTAGGCGATATCGCGGCAACTGTAGCAGTAAGTCCGAGAGCACCGGTCACTGCATTGTTCATAGTTACTACACCGCCTACTATACCTGAGATAGTAGATCCACTAGCAATACCAGTGCCAAATATATGTTGGCCAACAGCTAGTCCAATATTTGAAGTAACTGTTAATGCATTGCTACCAAATTGTATGCTTCCAGTTACACCATTAGTATTAGTTGCACTTAATGTAATTGTAGTACCTACAACATTAGTAACAGTTGCTCCACTAGCAATACCAAAACCGATTACATTCATGCCTATGACAATACCAGTAGCACTGGTAACAACTATTGTATTACTACCGCTGGTTCCGCTGATTGCTACTGTTGATGTTTGTGCAGAAGCAATACCTGGATATGCTGTATAACTTGTAGCTGTAGTTGAAACTGTGTTAGCTACAGCACTGTTGTATAAGATTACACTCTTATCAGTACCTTGCCCAGATAGCGTAGCATAACTAGGAACATAAAGTGTACTGCTAGTAATATATTCGCCTGCAGGAAATTCTAAAGTAACACGACGAGCAACTCCATCACTACTAGTGTTGCTTGCTGGATTTACTTGATTGAGAAATAGTTCATTAATAGCACGTTGGATAGCTGATGTATCATCTGTAACACCATCGCCCTTGGCACCAAAATCTTTTACACTAACATGATCATCTAGTCTGTCTTGTAGTTGACGACTAACAGGAGCATTGGCACTTAGGCCTGTAATCATACTGGCGTCAGTAGCACGATAAATGTGTTGTATTAGATTTAGGATATTAGTAGAACCGGTAAGGTCCTTTTGTGTAATAACTTTAGTATTACCAACAGCTGGACTACCTTCTGCTACAGCACCGTTACCGATATATAGTTCTTGTGTATCAACAGCCCAGCCCATTTCGCCAGAAGCTAGTTGTGGAAATCCGGTACCTGAATTGGCTTTACCGCGACGAATTTGGATTCTTGAGATTTGGACTACAGCCATGTGAATATCCTCTTATGAGATATTTATCAGTTTTTACTATAGTACTGTTCCACTCTATCCCACCAGCGACCTTCCCAATAGCTAAAATCTTCAGGTTTTAGGATGAACTCTTGATATTTGGGGGTTTCTATCATAACTAGATTTTCATCTAATTTAGGGCTAACGCACATGAAAACTACACCCTTACGAATATCAGTTCCGTGTACTTCGTTGTGAGCTAGAGCATAAGCTACCATTTGCATATAGTAGTCTTCAATCCACTCTTCTTTCTTTGGCTTGTTAGTCTGCTTATGGTCCATAATTGCGGCTTCACCTAAATGCAGGCCTACGCAGTCTGTCGTGCCAGCATATAAACCTGGATAGTATAAAGGTACTTCTACACCCCATACTTCATTAACATTCTTTAATCCGTTATCAATAACATGGCGTGCCATGGCATGGCTTTGCTTACTGTATGGATTAGTACCCGGATCATTAAACACACCTGTGATGATATAGTCCTCAAGGAACTTGTGCATACGTGTTCCACGACCGGCAGCCTCAGTTACAATTTCCTGGGCTTTCTTTTCCCCAACAGATTTTTTCCATCTGTTTAGGGCATCTATTTTGTCTTGAGGTTTTGTTTTATCAAGGATAGTAGTAACTGACGGAACTTTGGATCCATCTGGCAAAGCGTATAAGCGTTTACCTTCTACTGAATTGCGGTCTATTTTTTCATAGACATACTTGGGCTGTAAAAGAGTCATAGCCTATTATACTATAAAACTTGAGATATTGTCAACCAGTTTTTTAGAAACCTAGTGCTTTATTTGTAGCATGTTTAGCCATTTTATCAATGTCTGTAGCACCTGTCTTACCTTGCTCTGGCTGTTCGTCTGGGGTATCTGTTTGAAGTGTTAGTCCGCGACCATCAAACTTGCTGACCAATTGATGTAGGATACCATCGTCACCTTCCTGATCCCAACGAGCTGCAAATTCTTTATAGCCAACCGGAATTCCTTGATTGCGCAGTGCGTCCCAACGGCGGTCCGGAGAACCGTTACCGTTATTTGCTGCTGCCTGGAGAGCCCTTAGAGACATCTCTAAGGGGTCCGCTGTTTCACTAATTAGTTTTTTTTTGATGCTAGGAGGATGCCTAATCTGCGGCTATAGTCCACAGACTCACGTTTTTCTCTGTTAGCCTCTGTTGCTGGAGGTGTTGCGCTAGCACCTAATGGAGCACCTGCTGGTACTGTTGGTTCTTCACCGCCCATCTCTGGTTCAGCACCTGGCATTGGTTCTTCCATGCCCATGTCTGAGCCTGCGCCCATCATAGGTTGCTCACCGCCTGATACTGTTGCTAGGCCTGAGGATAGTCCTTGACGGCTTTGTTCTAATGCTGAGTAAATTTGCTCTAGTGCAGGTTTAACTGACTGTTCATACTTACTAGCAACGTCACTGCCTAATTGAGCTCTTATAGAGTCTAGGAGTTCTAATAATTTTTCTGCCTTCATCTGTGCTGTGTCTTCTAACCAGCCTGTGATACGGTCGACCATATCTTTTGTTGCCATGATGATCTTAGCTTTGTCTTCTTCGCCTTCTGCTAGAATATAACTTGCCATTGTTTCATTTAAATCATAACGTGTATATAACTCTGCCTTTAATTCGTCTTTGTCTGATTCGCCTAATTCAATGCGATTGATAGCTGAATTAATCCAACTAGTTGGAATGCTGTGTGCTGTTGCACGTTGACGGATTGTTGAACTCATGTAAGATTCATCAGTCTTCTTTTCTTTCTTAGCAGCTGGTTTTTCTTCTTCCTCGCTGCACTCACATTCATGTTTGTGGCATACGTCACAAACTTGCTCAGCACGCTCTGATAGCTCTTGATTAACAATATCTAACATGGTACGTGTCTTTTGATATGGAGCACTTTCATGCACAGAATCAAAACTTTCTTCAAGTTCAAATTGACTAATCTTAGTACGTAATTTGTTACGTGCATCTTCAAGTTGCACATCTGTGAACTGCTCAAGGTTTAGTTTGTAGCCAAACTTTTTAGCTAGACTTTCGTTGAGTGCCTTAGCAGTAATTGGTTGTGATAATTCTCTAATTTGCATGATGGGTTCCTAGAATCCTTATTACGTATTTATACAAAGTCCCACTTAAACATCTTAGAAATCTCTTCCTTAAAATGTTCAGCCTTGAACTCACTGTGTTCTAGTTTATTTAACAAAACTAGGTATCGATTAAAATCTTTAGCAGTTGCTAGATTCTTCTTATATACTAGGGTATCTGCATAGTTAGTCCAGTATATTCTATCTATTTGCTTGATTTTAGTATACTTTTCTAGCTTAACTTGCCCATAGGCTTTAGCACCCATTAATGCCGTAGTTTTTAAATAGAACTGATCTATTAAATCCTTGTTCTTATAGTTGTAAATACCCCAATTTCCATTGGCAAGCTGGCGTATTACATAATCTTTATATAATGCGCCGCCATCGGCCAGTATCTTTACAGCTAAGACTTTGCTTACATCGTTTTCAAAGTGTTCTGCAAGTTCTTTGATTGTTTCTTTTTTGTTTTTAGTTTTTCGTTTATTTTTCATTGGCTACCACAGTAGGATTTTCCATCCCTACTTTAGTTACCAGACTTTTACGAATCAGGCTCTGAATCCTGAATTGATCATGCTCGCTTAGACTAGCTAGTTTAACAGGCTCTCTAAGTTTGTGCAACAACTCTCGTTCTTCGTTAGTTGTCCATATTTCAAAATCTGAAATTAATTCGTTAATTTTCATCTTAATCTAGCAATAGTCAACATTTTATCAAGTAAGGCACGATCTTCGGCAGTCATTGATTCTTCCATGCCGCCTACTAGATCACCTGCTTTAGCCGGCTTGTTAGCTTTAGGACCCTTGTTGCGCCATTGCCCTGCAACCCCTGGTTTTTGTCCTGCTGCCGTACCTGCAAATACTTTGTTTGGTAACATTTCTTCAGATTGTATATCACTGCCCGCTATTTTCATACCCGGTTTAATTTCACTTGGGTCCGCTGGTTTTATTGAAACAGTATTAGGTTGTGCACCTGGCATAAGATTACTAGCTGCTACTTCCTGATCTTGTCCTGCAATATTAACTACAGCTTTGTCGCCAGCAATAGATTTAACTACATCATCTTCTTCAACTTCTTGTTCATGCTCTCCGTGGAACTCGCGATTTAATCGCTCTGCGTGATCATCTAGCTCATTAGGATGCACTTTACCATGTAAGAATGCCTTTGCTTTATTGTGTACAGTTTGATAATCGCCTGCATCGTCATCGTAGGGAGCATGCTCACTATCCAACCAATCGTGAAAATGGTTATGACCTTCTTTAATATCAGTAGGCTGTTTAATTTCTTTTGATTTTACAGGCTGACGAGGTGTTGGACCAGCCACAGGCTTACGTGGATATATTCTAGCACGTACCCCTTTCTTGTGTTCACCTACGATCTGATTAATTTTCATGATATTTCCTTAAGGCTTAATTCAGCACTTTCTAATTTAGTTATTAACTTGCGTAATTTGTCTATCTGTCCTCTAGCACGTAGTAATTTAAATGCTAGATTTTCTACACTGTATTCGCCATTGCTTTCTAGTCCTGCTCGACGCAAACGCTTAAGGCTATCCATTGTATCCCTAGCAGTATTTAAGTCTTTTGAACGCAGTGCTACATTGATCTTGCCCGCATAATTACGAGCTTTATTTTTAATTTCTTTGTGTGTTACATGCACCTGTTCATTCTTAGGTTCTACGATCCACTTGTCTTTTAGCAAACTGTAGATACCTGCAGAGTAGTGTTGTTGCTTGCTGTCTTGTACATACAATTCTACATCAATACCCTTAACTTTAATATCGTAGCTTGTATTATATTGATTTTTCTTAGCATCATACAGTTGTACTAGCTCAATTTTATCCTTAGGTATGTCAACCACTAGATGTAGATCTAAATCTGAATGTTCGCTATATCCGTAGGCAGCGTTACTGCCCGATATAGTAATGTCTTTTAAATTTAGTTTAGAAACTTGCAGGAATTCTGCAAAATGATGTGCTATTTTAAGTAAAGAGTAGCGAACTTCTGGGATTATTTTATGCCCATTCCAGAGCTTAGGATTAAGCGTATCGTGATGTGGTACAGGATTGACTGCTTCTGTAAAGTCTAGTATTTTCATTATACATTATTTAACTCTTACAGTCCTAAGAACTTTAAAATATGTGGGAAATTTGTTGCATTAATCCAGCCAGTACCAGCGGCAAATGCCAGGCCTACCATAGCATACATTGTGTACTTGCTTTTGACTTTTTCTAATTCACCAATCTTGCCAGCTAGTTCGTTGTGCTGTGCTGTCTGTAATTCATTTAGATGATTAGCGTGCTCGTAGTATTTGGTAGCGTTAGTGCGATATTCATTGGTCATAACATCTAGCTGTGCTAGCACGCGATCACGTGTTTGATCTAGACAGTCGTGCATATCCTTGACGTCGATTTTTAAGTCGACAAGTTTTTCGTTGACGTTTTCAACCTTAGTTTCTAGTATACCTACACGTTCAGGTAGTGCGGCAAGTTGTGCCTGTGCTTCTTTAGTAACAGCCATGCTAGGCTCTCCAATGTTATAAGTCAAGTGCTCGCTCCGAGCCATGTGCCTAATGTATGATTGAATGCCTGAGTTGTCTCTAATTTGCCTGTCGTATTATTTATATGTCTTTGATTTAAATAATGTTTGTATATTATTTTTTTTGGAACACTATGTTCTTAGCATTGCCGTAAGTTAAGAAAGCATGGTATGTAGCTGTCATAGCTTCATCTAATCCCGATATATACGGAACCATTTCAAAGTCTTCACGCAGTGCTTCTACAGGATCGTCACCTATAGCGTAGATATTGTCAACTGGCGTAGTAAAGTCCATACGCCATACACGAACTATATCGGGCACGTTATCAAATCCTACTACAGGACCTGCAACTTCTATAGCAACAGGTTTAGCCGTACAGATTACATTGGCTCGCATGCCTAATGTTTGCATGACAGTTTGGAAGTTTTGTTCTTTCCAATGCTGTTGTTCTTTGCCAGCTTCGGGTCTATGCTGTCCTGTGTTAGTTATATCAACAAGTGTGTAGAGTTTA